CCCAAACACCTTCAATACCAACAAAAGAAAATGCTGCTTCAACAAACTCTCTAATTGTATGGGTTTCGCCTGATGCTAAAACATAATCTTTCGGTTCTTGTTGATTCAACATCTTCCAAATACCATCTATAAAATCTTCTGCATCGCTCCAATCTCTCTTTGCATTTACATTCCCTAAAATTAAAGGGTTGAAAGAACAATTAGAATCTATAGCTTTTTTTATTCTTGCAACATTCTTAGTTATTTTACGAGTTACAAACTCTTCTCCTCGTCTAGTTCCTTCGTGATTAAATAATATCCCTTGAACCGCATAGAGATTATAAGACTCTCTGTACACCTTTACTAAATGATGTGCAGAGCATTTAGAAGCTCCGTAAGGAGATCTAGGTCTAAATGGATGATTCTCATCTTGTGGTGAATATAGTACATCCCCAAATTGCTCACTAGACCCCGCATTATAAAATCTCGTTAGTGGTGAATATTTTCTTATTGCTTCTAAACAATAAAGAACCCCCATCGTATTTGTATTCATATGATTTGCTGGCATTGACCAACTAGTTCCTACAAAAGAATTAGCTGCAAAATTTATAAAATATTCAGGCTTATAAGTGGTTACAGCTTCCTCTATGCTATGAGAATCTGTAATATCTAAGTTTATTAACTTAAATCTAGGATTATCTATATGCTTAATATTATCGTGATTTTTAACACTTAGTCTTCTTACACCACCAAGAATTAAGTAGTCTGAAGAATTTTTTAATAGGTAATCAACCATATGACTACCATCTTGCCCAGTAACTCCTGTTATTATTATTGTCTTCATGTTTTTCTTTCTATGATTTCTCCATTAAAAAATTGTTTTTGTAGGGCTATCTTTGCATGATAGCGTTCCATATTACAATCATCTACTTCTTTTGCAGTAATATCCCCGCCGTATCTTGCTTTTTCAACAGCCTCAAAAGTTTTATTATTAGCAAACAATAAGTTTTTATACTCTTTAGAGTTTATAATAATATAGAATTTATCACCTAATTGTTGTTGTAAATTATTACAGCAATTAATGTACGATTCTTTATGATTTTTTGAAAAATTATTTTTTATTTCTAAAATGCTTAGATAATCAAAAGCAAAACATTCATCTACTTGTAAATTAATCATACGCGCTCCATAAAATTTTTATCTGGGAATGAAGTGATAAAACAGGCTTTATCCATTTCTTGGATAATGTGTATATTTTTTAATCCCATTGCTATTGCTAAATTTAAAGTGCTATTAGAAATTAATGTTTTTGAGCCAGCAATTACTTTAGCTATTTCTAAAGCAGAATTACTATCAAAAAAATCAATTTTTATTCCTAATGTCCACTCAAATAATTCATGTTCTTTTTTTAATCCTATGAAAGTTCCAAATTTTTCTATACTTTTTCTATTCCACGCTAACCATACATAGGATCCTTGATATCTAGGACTTCTACTAATTATTAGACTCTTTTCTAATTTTATAGGTTCACCACACTCTAACCAATGATTATTTACATCATATGGATTTAATCCAAGTGCTTGTCTATGTAGATCAACTAAGCAACGATGTTTACTTCTAGTATTTGGACTAGAGAATTGTTGTCTCATTTTATTTAAATTGTAATCAATTTTTTCTCCGTTGTAAACTTTTACATCAGTAATATATTTTTGTTGTTTTAATAATGGGTATAAAAAATCAAAACCTTTTTGGTTAAATTTAGTTTTACCATCCCAAATATCGCCTAATTGTGTTTTACAATATTCATCATCAACACCACCTGAAATATCTAAGTAAAGTATCCCGCCACCTAAATCTTTCATTGTAGGTAGAGAATAAATGATATCACCTAAATCACCCGAATGCTTAAAAGTTTTCATTTTTGAACTTCAATTCTTTGTTGTAAAAGTTTCTTATACAACTCAAATCTAAACTTTACTGTTTCATTCAAGTTGAAATTTTGCTCAGTAATTTTGTGAAGCTCTTGCCCCATTCCCTCACGAAGCTCCCTGTTCTTTGCTACATTGGTCAATACACGCACCCATTCGGTCTTAGGGGCATCTGGTTCGAGAAGGAACCCAGTCTTACCATTAACGATCCACTCGTCATAGCAGCCCACATTAGAGGCCACAAGAGGAATCTGATATCTACCACACTCTGCTATTTTAATTTCTGATTTACTGTCGTTAAAAGGGTTCATATCAAGTGGAGCTAATGCCACATCCATGTTTGTAAAATAAGCTCCATAACGGTCAGTAGAAAGAGCATAATGAATATTCCAGTTTTGGGGGCCCTTCATTCCTGCTGTAAAGTGCTTTCTATAGTTTTCCCAAACTTTAACTTGCCAATCATTTTTATCTGTCATGGGAGGATGTCCAATAAAATCCCATTGGCAGTTTTGTGATCCTACTCTAGCATTCACCATAGCGGGAACTCCTGTAAATACATGAAGGTCTTGCTCATGGTGGATCCCCCCTGCCCATCCAAATCTACAGTAATTTCTCTTGATCCTGGCTTTTGGCATATTCCAACAAGGGAGGTTGTAATCTATAGCGTTCTTTATTACAGCTAAGACAGAGGTGCAATAAGGCTTAACTCGTTCAGCAAACTTTCTCTGGGTAACGCTAACAAGATCTGAATGGCTATAAATAAATTTGGTAATTTCCCCTAGACCTTTTTCTTTGTATACTCCGTAAAGTCTATGACCTTCATACAAGTCTGTTAACAGGTCATCTGTATCATAATGTACAAACTTACCAAACTCTTTAGCCTTGCCAATTATTCTTGCAGTATAGTTTCCTCCAAAATTACTAAGATTCCCTACTGCTACAATGTCAGCCCATTTCATGTTTTCAAAAGTCCAATTAGGAATCCATTGACCTGTTTTCTCATCCATGCCAAGGGGATTGAAATCCATACGAACTTCTATGTCGTTAGGGAACACTTCTGCTAATTTATTGAATGGAGCAATTATTCGGTAATATGCACAGCCACCTTCATTTGCGGGGCAAGCTAGTATTTTTAATTTATTGGTCATATAAAAAAATAAGGGTAAGGCTATTAACCTTACCCTTATCATAGTTCAGATTTTAATCAACCTTCAATAATTGAACTTTTTGTTGAAGGCTTTGATGTGATTACATCCTGGCTTTCGACTGGAGCTAAGGTTACCGCCTTAGTCAGGTCGTGTACCATCTCTCTAATGTCATTGAAGTCTGGCATCTTACCATCATTGTTTGGTCCTTCAATTCCAGGAACCACACGCTTAACAGCCGTAACAGTATGCTTACGGAATCTGCTAGACAAGAACGGTAGAATTACCAAGAGAAGCTGCATCCAAGGCTGAGAACCCGGAACTGCTCCACCAATAACATTAGTTATTAGGCTAAGAGTGCTAGGAGAAAGGATCTCTTTAGTTGCGTTTGCATCTAAAGTAACCACCATAGCTCCTGGAGTATTCAGAGTATGCTCCGCGCTAGTCAGCATAGGTTGCGTTCCGCGCTTGGCAAACTCAGCCTTAAGTGAATCCCCAACATCTCCTCCAAGAGATTCAATCGGAATAGGAACTGCTGTTTGAGCAGCAACTGCCTCAGGCTTTACATTGTTAGATTCTGTAATAACCAGAGGTTGAATTGGGGTTTCCGGCTCCTCTGTCCAAGGAATTCCTGGGCATGAGGTTAGTCCTAGACACAGGACTGTTGCAAAAATTATCTTCTTTATCATTTATTAACTCCGTAGTTTAGAAATATAATCTCCACCACCTTCTTCATCACCACCCTCTTCACTCGAAGTATCGGAAGGCTTCAACTTACCGCCAACGGCGAGAGTCTCCGCAATCTGCTTCACAGCATCGTACTCTTCGGTCTTCACAAGGGCATGGATATCGTGGAGAGTCTCCATAACCTTTGCAATTTCGGCCTTAGTGCCGAGAGGAGATGATTTAGGGCGAGGTTGGGACTGATCGTAGCGAGGCCACTGCCCTTCCATTTGCTTCACGATCTTGAAATCGTGACCCTTATCAGGATCTGTAATATCACCAAAATCAGGATCAATCATAGCAGCTACGATCTTCTTGAAGAGGATCTCACCGATAGAAAGGATCTTAACTTCAGCGGTATCTCGATCCATGATGTTCATATAATAACGAGAACGAGGCTTGATCTGGCGTGCTAGAGCCTCATCCTCCTTCTTACCAGTCTTCCAAAGAGAATAGTACAAATCACACAAAGGACATTTTTCATTATGCACCTTACGGCAATGTACATTCTTTACTTGCCCATTCTCCATAGGGATGCGGTGAATCTTGGTCTCCGCATAAAATTGTTTATCTTCAGACTTCCAAGGAAGGATGCGAACATTGTTACTACCTTCCTTCACCTGATAAAAATTCTTGATGAAGTCGTTGCTGCCTCCACCACCACTCTTCTTGTTCAGTTCTTCGTGCTTCTTACGCAGTGCTTCGAGATCAATCTTACCCATAGTTAACTCCTGTTACTTGTAAAGTTTAGTTTCTTCTCGTTTGTTAGCGGACACTTGTTGCAGCATATCTTTCTTCTGCTCTAGTGCCCTAACCAAGCCCTTCAATAACTCATAACGAAATTCAAGGTCATTGACTAGATCTTGGTGTTCTTTTAGTTGTTCATCGCAAAGTACAGCATCATCAAGATCCTTGGCAGTAAGCTTACCGCCTCCCTCAATACGCTTCTCCTTACGAAGTTGAGACATCAGTTGTGTGTGCTTGTTTTCAGCGTCTGATAGCTCTTTCTTGGCAAAGGCCATAAGAGCATGATAGTACGAGTATACCGATGCTTGTCTAGAAAGCTCGGAATCTATGCTATGATCGTCAAATTTAAGTAACTCATCACTAATAATATGATAAGTTTCCCAGTTAAAATGTTTAAGAGATTCTTGTAGACTTTTCATGGTTTAGTTTCAGCCATTGGAAACATTAAAAAAAACTTATCTTTAGGTATGATTTTTAATTCGGAGTTAGTCGTAACTGCTAAAAAATCCCCTGGTTCCGCAAAAAAACTACACTTCATAGGATCATTTTGTTTAGATTCAACAATCCCAAAAGGAACCCCTATCTGATAGTATCTAATATTTAAATCAATTAAAACTAATTTATAGAACGCTGGATTATCAAAGTTCCATAGATTATTTGTTAAGGTAGATAACCTAGTGTAATTCTTAGGGAACTTAATAAAAATATCATAAGGATTGATTGAAATGTCAGTCATTATTATCACTCTCAGACATACGAAGAAGCGAGTAGTCCACCTTTGCAGGAACCAGCTTCTTGGGGGTTCCATTACGGGACTTCATAATATATACTCGCATTAGGCCACTGTCAAACTCTTCTTCAGTTTGATTTAAAGACATTGAAAAATCACAAGGACGAATCTTTCCATAAGAATCTCCAAGCTCAACATCAGTGATAATTGCCTTAGCTCTTCCTTGACGGTTAGTTTGCGTAGCCGTCCAAACAAGGACATTTTGCTCCATGGCTAAACCCCGCAACTCTTCAGCAATACGCTGTTGAGCCTGATACTCATGCTGAATATCTCTAGTTGACCGAAGAAGCTCAAGATAATCAATAATAATCACATCTGGAACAAAGTTATTGTAGCTCTTAAGTTGAACAAGAAGGCTACGAATTGTGTTTACAGAAGCAGTCAGAGTAGGATACTCTTTGATTACCAGATTACTCTTGAACTTATCTTGAAATAATGACAGTCTTTCCTTAACTGTAAGTTGATGCTTTGGATCCTTAAGTTTGCCTTGAGGAACTAAGGTCATAATTGAATCAAAGCGTTGAGCAATCTTATCCTCACTCATCTCCAAAGAAATGTAAAGAACATTGTTACCATCAATCATGGATTGAACACCTTGATTAACTAGATACAAGGACTTTCCAACCCCAGGTGGAGCAACAACCATAGCTAGTTCTTTACAACCCAAGCCCCCCTCCAAAGTAGAGTCAATAGAAGGAAACACAGTTCTAAACTTCTTAGAGTTTCTATCCTTAGAACTAACCCTCTTCCAACGATCAGAGAAATCATCAAAATACTTTTGGCCTGTGTCAACAGTCCTAGCAACCATCAAAGCCTTACGAACAAGGTCTTCAACCTCATCAACACGCTCTTCTTTAATCAAGGTAATGCTTTGAGCGATAGCAGACTTCATTGCCTCCTTCTTTGCGAAAGCTTCAATCAAATCTACAATATAATCTGGATTACTTAGGCAAGAGGTATCCAAAGAGTTAATATAGGTTAACTCGTCTTCGTACTCTGAAATATTCTCACGCGAGGTAAGGCTCTTCTTCAGATCTTCAAGAATAAAAAGATCTGAAGGAAGCTCATGGTATTTATCATAATAAGATACAACAATATTAAAGATCTTAGAATGACTAGGAAATTCAAAGTAGTCGGGGTTGACTAGATTTACAATCTGTAAATAGAAGTCTTTGTTAGACTTCAGAAAATACAGGATTGCTCTTTGAATGTTCTCGTTATACTGATAGGTCATATCGTTTGTTTTGGTGCTTTAGTTATGTCTAGTCCTGATTTATTATAAGCGTGAGCAGTAATTTTTTTTGATAATTCTTCTCTTTCCTTCTGGCGTTTGTGTGTAACTTTGGTTGCATGACCATCCTCGGCCATCTTTGCAACATCAATTTTTACCGACTTGTACCTTGCTCTTTCATCTGTAATTCTTTCTTTTGTCTCACGAATAGATCTTCGATAGAAAGTATGAGCAGCAGTTTTATCATACCCCTTTTCATTAAACTTTCTATATCTTGATTTTATTGTATGGAAATCTCTGGCTCCCGGATTAGTAGAGCAGCCTGTGCCATCATCTTTGAAAGAGAAGGTAATCTCAGACAAATATCTTTCTGCTCGTTTTCCACACTCTTTACATTTTGTAGTTTTAGGAGCTTTGCCTATATCAGCATCCTTTTCCCAAACTATTTCACATTTTTCACAAAGATATTGATAAGTAGGCATCAGCCACCACAGCTTCCATCAGCCATTGAACAGGCTTGACCATCAGCAACTCCTACTTCGAGTAGTTCTTGCTTCTTCATATACTTTTCAATATTTTCTTGTGTTAGTGGAATAGCAGCTAAAGGTTCCATACCCTTAGATCCAGCACGATAAATTGTGAATCCCTTCATGTATCCAGCATATTGAAGTGCTGTATCCTTGAAAGACTCAGCCTTAGAGTCTCCTGGCAAGTTAATTGTTTTGCTAATGCATGAATCAATATACTTTTGGATTGTGGCTTGAACCTTAATATGCTCCTCAGGAGTTACATCATAAGCTCCAACGAATACATCAAGCTTCTTACCCTTATCATAATACTCTTGGAAGAGGGGATCAATTACGACACTCTCCTTCCAAACATTAGCGTGTCTCCAACGACGATTGTACATCGCAGCAAAGATTGGTTCAATACCGCTCGAAACTCCATGCAGCATGGAGATAGTTCCGCAAGGTGGAATGGTTAACATAACGGCATTACGAATACCATGCTCCTTAATAAGCATTCTAATTCTAGCAGGGAGAGTCTTAGCAAATTCTTCCTTCAGATAAAGGCTAGAATTAAATGCTGGGAATGGGGACTTGTCTCTTGCGAGATAGACGGACTGAAGGTAAGCCTCGTCCCTAATCGTCGCAAACAGCCGCTCTAGGAACTCTAGGCACTTGTCAGATCCGTAGCGGATGCCCAGCTTAATGAGCATATAGTGCAGCCCTGTAACGCCTAGGCCAATACGGCGGGAACGCTCTCCAACCTGACGGCACTCTTCCGTTGGGAATGAGTTGACCGTCAAAACATTATCAAGGAAGCGTACACCAGCACGCACAGTTCTAGCAAGACGCTTCCAATCTACATCAGAATTATCTTCCAAAACCATATTATTGAGATTAATGTTTCCTAGGCAGCAGTTACCATAACTAGGAAGACTAATTTCTCCACAGGGATTGGTTGAATCAAGACGCTCGAAGTAGGAAACATTAGTGTAGGAGTTTGCAAGATCAATATTATAAACTCCAGGATCTCCGCTCTCAACAGCGTTTATCCAAATCTTATTCCAAAGATCTCTAGCCTTGAAATCTTTTCTACCGATAACTTCAAACTGATCCATCCAATGAACCTTATGGAAGTTTGAAGCTCTGTTTAGAACATCCTGTTCATTTAGTCCAACTATTGTTACAACTTCATCTCGATTTTGTTCTGAATTAATTCTACGAACATTGAAGCAATAGTATTCCTTATTATTAAATGTGAAATGCCAAGGCTGATCATTTTCAACAGCCTCAAGGAATCTATTCGTAATAGCAACAGAAATATTGAAGTTAGTAAGCTGCTTTTGATCTAGCTTAACATGGAGGAATTCCAAAATGTCTGGGTGAGTTACATTAAGAATACCCATCAAAGCTGTTCTACGATTCTTGCCTGAACGAACATGGTTTCCCACTTCATTAATCATCTGCAAGACAGAAACAGCCCCTGGAGCAGAGTTAAGAACATTACCAATGTCATCACCCTTGGGACGAATCTTGCTAACATTAAATCCTACTCCACCTCCTGCACAAGAAATCTTGTACATATCCATAACGGTCTTGCCGATGGAATCAACATTATCCTCTGGAATAATAACAAAGCAATTCAGTAAATTCTGACGGCCTTGATTACGCCCAGCACCATAAATGATACGACCCCCAGGAATAAAATCTCCTGAAGAGATAGCCTCATAGAAAGTTTTTTCAGTTCGTTCTTTATCTTCATCTTTTTCAGCAGATGCAACAACCTTAGCGATTGCCCTTGATCTTTCGGACCAACGAGTTTCGCCGGGATAGGCGTAGCGTGTTTCAAAAATTTCCTGACCGATTTTATTTAATTGAGTAATCATTGATTTCGTCTCGACAAATAGGATACACCGTGATGCTTGGTTACTGTTAACACCTTACAATTATCAATCAAAGTTTTAAGATAATTATTATGTGTTATTATGAATAAAGTCTTCTCTTTCTTTAATTCAGATAGTAGTATATAGAGACCATCTAAACCATCTTGATCTAGATTTTCTCCTACTTCATCGAAAAACATTATGTTGGTCTGCTCGCGCTTGGAGCTAGAGAGCAAACTCTGTAAACCTAACATGGTTGCCAGACTAATCTTACGCTTTTCTCCACCTGATAAAGAAACGAAGGAAAGTTGCTTTCCGTTTGTGTAAATTTTTTCATTTAATTCTTCATCAAACCGAATAACGAACTTCCCGTTGGACAGATATGATAGGTAATAGTTGATCTTTCCATTCAGGAAATTTAGGATATTTCTAATGATATATTTTATTAAACCAGACTCAGAGAAAGCCTTCTCCCAGAACTTCATAATCTCTATACTTCTCAGTATACTAGCTTTCTCTTTTGCAAGATCATCCAGTTTTAATTCTAATTCTCGTTTAGATTCTAGGAGGTAATCCTTCTTAGATTTAAGTTCTTTCCATTCGTTAATTAATTTATATTTAGACGAAGGAAAAGGTATTACTATTAATTCATATTCTTTTTGAGAATCTTCTAATTTACTTTTATTGTTTTCAAACTTAATAGTCTCTTCATTAAGTTTATTTTTTATTTCCTTTATTCTTTTCTGTGGAAGATCTTTTATTTCATTTCCACAGGTAGGACAACTAGAAACCTTTTTCTTTTCTATTATTCGTATTTCTTTTTCAGACTCATCTTTAAACTTATTATATTGTTTAATAGATGTTTCTAGTTCTTTGATTAATGATTTAAGTTTATCCTTTTTAGATTCTAAGGATAAGACTTTATCAAGATCATAATTTACTAAATCCTCTTGTAGTAAATCATTTTCCTGTAAGAACTTCTTCTCCCCCTCATCTATCTCTACAAGTTTAGAAGAAAGTTTATTTAAGCTTCCATTAGTATCAGAAACTAGAGCTTCTAATGTCTTTAATTCATTATTGTATTTAGACTTAAGATCCTTGACGGTATCTCTCTTTGAAAAGATATCATCTAGATTAAGGAAGTTTTTAATTATTAATCTCTTATCCTCTGGAGTAGCATCAATAAAATCTACAGAGTTATGCTGCCCAAAGATAGTTGACGCTAGGAATGTCTTGTAGTTTGTATTAAGAGTTTGCTCTATTAGTTCCTGAGTCTTAGTGCTACTCTCTTGTGTTTTATCTTCATCACCAACATAAAACTTAAGGAAGTTAGGTCTCTTACTACGAATTATTTTCATGTTATTATTTAAGTTAATAATAACATGGCAGTCTTTATTATCGTAGACATTTATAAGAGCTTCCTCCGTCGATTTACGGATGGTTCGACCAAAGATGCCCCAAACCACAGCCTCAAGGATCGAACTCTTTCCTGAGCCATTGGAGCCCCCTATATCCTTGTTCTTGCCCTCTATCAGGACGATACCACTATGGGTATCAAAATTAATCTTAATCTCTCTGATAGAATAAAAGTTTTTAATTTCAATTCGATTGATTTTCATTTATTAATCTCAGACCGTCTAGCAATTCCTGCTTACCAAGAGTTGTATTTGTATTATTAATATAATCTAAAATTAAACTCTCATCAATCTTTGTAATAACCTCAGTTGTATTAAAGGTGCTTTGTGGCTTCTTCTCGTCTACCACTGGCTTATATTTAATATCTAAATACTGGGGCTTGACATGATCAATAATCTCTCTAATATTATCTTGGTTCTTATCCAATGTGTCCACCATTACTCTCAATAAAGTAAAATACTTAGGATCCTCAATAAACTCTTTTTGATTAGGTAGGTCTTCTAGATTCATTATTAAATGACGAATGCCAAAATTAATTGGCTTCATTTTATAATTACCTTTTGAATCTAGAACTGCGTAATAACTATCTTTGTTTGCTTCTTGAAAAGAAGTAGTATAAGGAGTTCCAACAATCGTTATGTTATCTTTTTCTTTATAATGGTGTATGTGTCCAAGAAAAGATCTACTGGTAAACATATCAGGTGAAATGCTAAAATCAGGATCACCAGCGGGGTTAAGACAGCCATTATAGCCAAAATGACCAAACAAAACATCAGTGTCAGGCACACGGCAGAGATCGTCAATAATTGTTCGTTCGTTCTCATAATGCGGAATAAAAGTGTATCCGTTAACTGATCTAGTATGTTTAATTACGGTTACATTTCTTTTGTATTCAAATAATGATAAGGCTGTTAGACCATCATCAGCCTTGGTTTGAGAGCAGTGATTACCTCTTAATAAATAAATCTTCTTGTCTCTAGGAACATAATCTAATATTTCCTGAAGAGCAAGAAGAACTTTTGGGCTAGGTGACCGCTTCTCAAATAAATCACCTAAGAATATTATATCTTCGCAGTTTTCGGAATCAATTAATTTTTTAATAGTTTGAATTTGGAAATCAAGATAGCCTAAATACCTATCATCAAGATGTATATCACCGATTATCTGCGTTTTTCTCATCACAAAGTGCTTTCCAACTATAAGGATAAAGCTTACTCATCATATGACCAATTGCCTGTGCGTACTCCTGAGTCTCTAGCTGGGCATGGGAGTCCGTTCTCTGCTCCCAAAGATGATGCCAGCCTAGCAATGACCCAGTTGTTACAGTGGTCGTATACATGGACTGAGGAAGAATCATACGGGCTTGCTCGGCACAGATCCCTTGATTTAATAAATCGTTATACATTCCTAACGACATTTTAATTAAATCACTATGGTCACTAGTAGCAAAAGTGCTGTATTCAGAAACCTGTTGAAGGCTTCCTTGCTTTACATTAGGAGCCTTCTCTCTCCAATCCTTTGGAGTGTAAAACTCAGGCTCCGAAGTTATATAGCGTCTAGAAACTTCGCTCCAACTAAAACCAACCTGATGCTTCCCTAGCTGGCGTAATACAAAGATGGGGCAATGTATACGAAAGGTAGCGTGAGGGTGTCTAAATGGCAGTAAATGCCCATGCCGTGCAAGGTAAGAGATAAGTTTAGAATCTTTGTCTTCATTAAATATTTTATGCTCCTTATCAAAAGAACATCTAGCTGCATTAACTACAAGTAAATCTCCTCCTGGAGTGTATGTAATTAATTCTACATACCCTTTATCTAGGCATTCAACCTTCATTTAAATATCCTAAAATTTCTATCATGTTTGTGGGTTTGCCATTCTCAAAGTGAACTTCTTTACCATCACCAAAAGAATGTCCTACCTCTGCGTCGATCTTAAATGGAACAGAGAAGTTAATATTAAATGTATCCTTTATTATAGGAACATTCACCATTTGATCGTAGATAATCTCTAAAGTTTTCTCTACTTCATCATAAGGGCAGACTACTTCCAAGCTATCGTGAACGGTTGCCACAGGTCTTGCCTTCAATGAATTCTTACGAAACTCGTTGCAACACCCAAGCATTCCACAAAGAAGAATATCGGAGGCAGTGCTTTGAATAGTGAAGTTAAGTCCTTGTCGCAGTGCTCGATTAACCACTGATTGCTCTTTAGAAGTAACATCCACCAGATTCCTGCGTCTGCCAAAGATGGTATATGCATACTGGTTTTGCAGAATAAACTGATTAACAAACTCCATGTATGAAAAGATTCCAGGATAAACTCTTTGGTAGTTCTGAATAATCTTCTCGGCACGCTTAAGAGGAATGTTCATAGTCTCTGAAAGATTGAACGCTCCACCACCGTAAACAATCAAGAAGGATACTGTCTTAGCAATTTGACGCTCATCCTTCGAGATCTTCTTCTTATTAAACAGAAGCTCGGCTGTATAAGTATGCAAGTCTGCTCCATCAATGAATGCCTTCTGCATGACCTTCTCCTTGGCAATATGGGCAAGGACACGCAGTTCCATTGCTGCGTAGTCTACAGTAATGAAGGCTTGGTCCTTTGGAGCTACAAAGATCGAGCGGATGTTGTTCTCCGTTTCACGAGGTAGAGTATGGAAAGAAACCCCCATATCTTCCTTAGCTGAATAGGCAGCACAAGACAAACGCCCTGTAGCTGTTCCATCAAAGCGAAAATCAACATAAACTTTATCTAGACCATTATATTCAATAGCGGACTTAGTTCCTTGAATGTAGGTCTTCTCTAGCTTCTCAGACTTACGGAGGTTGAGCAGCCCCTCAATAAATTTCTTAGACTCACGAAGATCCTCTGTGGACTTGCTAGAAATAACAGACTTAGCAATATCCTTGTTCTCTTCACGATTTTTCCACTTTGACACGGGATGCAAGCTCCTGATTAATAAAGTCCAAAAGAAGTTCTAGTGTTGGTGCTGAAACAGACGGAGATCCTTTAGCTGTTTTATCAGGAGGATAAAGTTCAAGACCCCCCTCTCTGGTATACAGAATGTCGATCAAGTCGTTGTTTGATGATAGGTTGTCTTCCTTGGTAATTCCCTTACAATCGTAGAGAAGATCTTCCTGATCAATATTTTTATTACGGAGTTGCTTTCCAACCTCGTCTAGCTTTTCAGTAGATACATTAATGCCATTATATTCAATCAATGCAAACTCATTCAAAGCTGGGCATATAACCTTGAAGAATACTTTATCCATCTTCTTCTCTTCCATCTTCTTTTGGAAGATGTAAAAGAGTTGAAGAGTGAAGTGTGCGTCCATGTAGTTTCCATTAGCACACGCTGAAAGAGAAATATTTTCCCAATCAAACTTACCAGGATCAGTAATACCTAACATTAGAGTTTCTCCAAATACTCAGGGAAAAATTGCTTGACAAGATCCTTAAGACTATTCTTACCTTCTTCATTAATCATATGCGACATGATCTTTGTATCCGCAATATTAGTGATGCTGACACCGTAACGATGCAGGAACTTAAGATCAAACTTGGCATTATGAAGAACCTTGATTGAGTTACCGCTCAAAGCTTCTTGAATTAGTTCGCATACCTTGACAACAGACGAACCAGTGTCGTTCCAATTAAATTCTTTGTGCTCAACTGGAACTACAATAGACATATCATCTGTCGCAATAGCTACAGTCATAATCTTATCCTGTAGGAAATTAAGACCAGTAGTTTCAATATCAACAGCTATTGGCCCTGTATGATTCTTTATTCTGACAGCGAATTCTTGAAGAGTCTTTAAATCCCTTACCAAAGTATAATCCATTTTGGTCTGCTTAGTATTTCCACGGATATGTTTATCATACCCATTAAGAATATCAGACTCAAAAGTAGGCTTATGCCTAGGCTCATTTATGATTGCATATGGATGGAAGATAGGAACAACAACGCACTTGTGCCCACTAGGAGTCTCGTAATCATACGAGTTTCCCCGCTTATCTGTAATACCGCTCTTCTTGATAAGCATCTTCATAGCTAGATTTCCACAAGCGTAAACCAGCTTAGGCTTAACCTTATCAATCGTAGGAATAAGGTGCGCCCTACAGATGTTCATACTGGCTGGAGTGATATCGGCCTCCTTAACAGAGGGGCATTTCACAGCAGCCGCAGTCGCATAAGAATGAGGGAAGACAGATTTAATTAGCTCTTCCTCAATGTCTGTAAAAGCGTAAGACTTCCCAAACTTATACTTTAGAGAGTCCGATAAAAATAAAACATCACTCTGTTCTAGATTAAGATAATCTAGACCACAATGAAAAGGTTTTGTTTTAGTTAAGATGTTACAACCAGAACACAACGGGTTATCAGGAGCAACATCAACACCTTTATAAAGCTTCTCTAAATCCATTGGACTATTATAGGGTATGCCTAAAAAAAATTACATAAACAATAAAGAATTCGAGCTACTTATAAGTAAGTACAAGAAAAATCCCAAAAAGCATGAGGAAGAACTTATGAAGATGTTCGACCTTTTAATTGAAAATATTATCGAAGGATTTAAATTTAAAATAGATAAAGATGATGCAAAGCAAGACTGTTTCTATTTAATTCTAAAGACACTTAAGAACTTTAAAGCTAAAAAAGGAACAGCCTTTACTTACTTTACAACAATTATCTTAAACAATCTTAAATTATTATATTCTAAAAATAAGAGATATAATACTAAGATGCAAGGTTATATAGAAAAGAACAAAGATAAAGCTACTTAATATCTAAGTATTCGTAAATTTTAGGCAAGTAACTCTCGATATAAGTGTTATCTTTTCTGATAACAACCAACTCTGGAGTCTTTGTAACTTCATAAATTACAAAGCTATGTGGCATATGAAAACTATCCACCACGAAAAGCTCTTCACCTAATGTATCCGTGTATTTCTCACGAACCTTCTCTACCAAATCATTACAATGAGAATCCCACAAAGATACAAATAAAATATTTATAGTATCTCTGCTTCTCTTTTGATTTCGCAGGATCTTGTTTAAATCATTTTCCTTAGAAAGGAATGTTACTTTGAACATGGCTAATCATTCGTTAGAGGGGTCTGCATCGGCATCGGAAAGAGAAAGCTCTCCATCCTCACCTTCTGTTACGATGATACCTGAAGCAGCAAGCTGCTCCTTGTTCTCACTAACATACTTCTTCAAAACATCTTGAAGTTGGTTGTTCATTGTCTCAACTCCCATCAAGAAAATTGTTTTGATAAATTTATCATCACTAACTTCATCTGGCTTGCAAACCTTCTTGAAGTTATTAAATGCTAAGGTTTGATCCTTGTCTAAATTAATAATCAGTCTCACTTTGTCACCTTTACGAATGTTGTTACGAATTTTCCACTTGTCTATGTTAAACTTTATAGTAAACTGTTCTGAGTCTACTGAACTATTATAGTCTTGAGGATTCATATTTATGAAAGATTCTTACGATTCAAAATTGTTAAAAGAAAAATTGTCTAAGAAAAAAAGAGTTAACAGCCGCTCCAAGGGCAATACCTTTGAAAGAAAGATCTGTGCCCTGCTCAATAATAGGTTCAATACAACAGAATTTTGCAGAAGCCCCGGTTCTGGTGCGTTTGCCACTACGCACAGTCTGCCAGATTACCTTAAAGTTTATGGAGATCTTATCACACCAAAGAACTTTAAACATATTATTGAGTGTAAAAAAGGTTATAATAAAGTAAATATAAATAGTATATTTAATAATAGTTCAGAGCTTTGGGAATTTATCAAACAATCTGAAAGAGATTCACAAGTATCTGGAAAAACTTCAGTTATAGTTTATCAACAAGATAGACAACCAGCTTTAATAATTTCAAGAATCGGGTTATTTTCTAGGTTCTCGGATACTATAACCTTTGACCAGTATGAAATTAACTTACTAGATAAAATACTAACCTTATCCGATGATTAC